CTCCTCTTGCATTACACGAATAAGTTTCAAATTTGTAAAACTCCCCTCTTTCGGTAAAATCTGACTTAAAATAATTCTTTCTCTTACATCAAGTTTCATCTTTTTAATCTCCTGTTTCCTGGGGTTAATCACGGGAAGGCTGACCAGGAATCAACCTTTCGGAGTATACTTCCTATCCCGTGAGTATAAATTATTTAACTAGCCCATGTATAATCATCATAGACTGGAATATAATGAGCAACTCCACCAACATCAATTTGCAGAGCATGAGTTGTAGCAATCGCCGGGGTATTTGTAGCGGCAAACAGGCAATGAGTGCCCTGTGAACCCGCTGCAAAATCAGCAAAATTAGCTACAGCTGTAGCTTCTGATATATCAATCATAGAAGTTAATGTAGAACCAGAGGCTTTCACCCCATTAGTCATATCTCCATACAACCATAATCCTGCATGAATCACAGTAGTATTACTTGCATGAGCATGAGCAGAAATCAACGAAGCGTTATTACCTGGAGAAGTATGTAAACCTTTAACATTCACATAAAGTCCTGTAAATTCACCACTTGAAACTGTCGCAGTACCATCAGCACCATAACATTTAACCATTAAACCTGCTGTGGTTCCTGTATAATCTTCACTGGCTTGAAGAGTTTTCTTAATAATGTTACCATTAGAAGCTCCACCAGTCAGAACATCAGCAACATCAATCATACCATTAACATCGAATTTAGTAGAGCAAGCCATTGTAACTGTAGGCTCTGTAATAGTCAAAACTGCAGCAGCACCATTTGTAATCGTAGCGCCGTTCTGTAAAGAAATATCATTTGTAGCTGCACCGGATATATTCAAACCAGTTGTAGAAGTTCCAGCAATATGAATACCAGTAGTTGTTGCACCAGTTATATGTAAACCAGTAGCAGTTGCTGCAATCGTAATACCAGCTGTAGTCTGAGCAGCTACTGTAATACCCGTCACACAATCTGCAGAAACATTAAGACCAGTTGTAGTTGCAGCTGCAGAAATTTCAATACCATCTGCACAAATACCACTAATTTTAATACCATCTGTTGCTGTACCGGCTAACGACAGCATAGTTGTACCAGTAAACGCACTGGTAACCGCTATAGCAGTAGTACCATCAGCCGCTATATTAATACCTGTTGTAAAAGCACCAGTTATTGAAACCGGTGTAGTAATAGCTCCAGTTAATGAAAGTCCCGTAGTAGCAGCTCCCATTTCCAATGTTTTAGTTGCTTCATCCCACTCAAGTGGACTATATCTTAAATTTAAACCCATTTTCTTATCTCCTATTAAGCCCTGCTTTAATTATGGTAGATGTAGCTTGTGGCTTAGTCAGCTACACCTACCAATTTACTACTATTCTCCCCAGAGTCTTACAGCAAGCTCAGGGTATAAAGTCTTAATCCCGTACAATATGTCCATCCTTATAATCTCTTCGTCGGCATCTATATCATACTGTTTTACCACTCTAATGGAAACACCGGCATCTTTATCAGTTTGTCGTGAGCCCCAAACATTAGCTGGCATTTCCAGCGGCAGGGTTACAAGGCAAAACGCATTAGGATGAAATACAAGGTTCTGTGCATAAGCAGTAGATTCTGTACCAACAAAAGTCATTGCATCGCCATCTACTGGAAGAGCGTCTACATTATCATAAGCAAGATTACCACTACCAGCAAATGTAATAGTTGGTGAAATTGCTAGGGTTGCCATATTACCACCACTAGAGGTAGTATTCGCTGTACAAACCCATCTATGTAGGTTACCGGTACTTACACCAGACATATTATTAACCTGATTAACTGTTGCTACAGTAAAAATATCACCAGCTGTAACAGTACTAGAGCTCGCATTCCAACCATCAGTTGAAAATGTAGTTGCTCCAGTAGCCGGTGCAGTTGCATCAACTAACGGAGTTGCACTTGTAGTAAATGCCCCAGTAGTATGGGTTTTAATGTTCTGATCCATATACAGAGACAGATTAGCAACTGTACCAAGATAACCTTTAGTATGAAGATCAAGTGCTGGTTTCGCAGCAAATGTACCTTTCAAACCATCAGCTAAAGTCCAATGTGCTGCAGGATTCAACATTGCATAACGCATTTCCTGAGGAGCAGATTCATTATCCAGAATTGTCTGACAATCACCAAGAACCTTAAAAGTTGCAGGTGTTGTACCAGGAGTTCCAGCATAATTATAAACATCAACATACAGACCACAAAGATCAGCATCTACCTGATTCGCAAGTGCCTGAGCAGCCGGGGTAATATACCTCGCACTGTACTGTTCAATATTCTGTGTAAGTTCTACAGAGCTAAATGCCCAGGAGACATGTGCCTGTGTACTTACAGTCAGAGTGGTTGAAGGCTCAGAAAGATTGGTATTAGTTCTTGACTGAGCTTTGGTTACTCTAAATTTATTAGGTTTACGTATAGTAATAGTTTCACCTACTTTTCTAAACTCATTCTTATACGAACGATAAACGTGCTGAGACATACCAAGATTATTAGTCAACTGCATTAAAGCTTCTTTTGCTATAATCGTTGGAGTCAATAATGTATTACTTGAAACCATGTTATTTTCTCCTATTTTTTACTTTCTCTCCAAGCTTTATATTCCTTCGGGGACATTTGATCAGGGTCTTTATCGACCACACCATCTGTCCTGACGGGAGATATTGGAGCTGGAGCCTTTGATTGTTTTTTATTTGGCTTGGGCTTAGGCTCTGCCTCTACCTTCCCCAAACTTACTTCGATTTTACCAATTTCTCTAGCAGCTTTTACCAAACTGAGGTTACATATTTTTTCAGACTTTTCAGGATTACTCGCAAGATAATACAAAACATCTTCCGGGCTTTCCGTGTCTAAAAGTATACGCGTAACTTCTGAACTAATAATGAGAGTATCATCAAGTACAAGATCATCAAAGTCTGTGTACTTTTCTTTTCCTCTATCCATTGCATCATCAAGCCCATCGTACGATTCTTCTACATCTTTTTTTGTAGCTTTTTCTTCATCTTTCTTTTCTCCACCTTTTTGAATAGTTTTCAACTTCGCATCAACTTTCCATTCAGCCAAGGCTTCAATAAAATCATCTTCGTCTTCAAAATCTACTTTTAGCGGTTTACTTACATCCGGAATTTTCGCAGTTGCTTTTTGCAATTCTGCTTCTAACTTAGCAATCTTTTCTTCTTTAAGATCTCTTTCACGCTCTGCAGTACGCCACTTTTTAGTCAACTTACCAATTCGCTTTTGTACTGTTTTTGAATCACTTTCATTTACATCAAGTTCTTCGCTGGGTTTACCAGACTCTTCTTTTTTTTCTTTGACCGCTTTAACCCCTTCTTCGACCTTTTTTTCAGTCTTTTTTTCGTCATTCTTTTCCTCTTTTTTTACTTCACCTTCTGCAACTTTTCCATCGTCTGTAAGATTGTCTCCATCAGACGAAATAGGTTCAGTTGAATCAACAGAATCTAAGTTAGGATTATCAATTCCATTAACAACTCCTGGGTCTAACATTTCTGCATCTTTAATTTCATTTAACGTCTTTAACATTGCAAGTCTCCTTTGACTTGTTGCAAGCAGCTTAGCCACTTGTTGGGTTAATTGGTCAAAATTTGACCTTTCTTACTTCACTTTTCAATCTTAGTCTTTTCAATCTTAGCTGTTTCTTCTTTTTTCTCTTTCCTCCCTTCAATAAAATCAACAGCTTTCATTTTCGTCTCTTGTCGTATCTGTATAAGTTTTACTTCCGCTTGAGCAAGTTTAACCTTTTCTTCTTCAAGTGCAACTTTTTGTTCTTCAAGTGCTAAATTTCCCTCTTGAAGTTTAACCTGCCCAGCCTGTAATTTCAACTGACCTTCTTGGAGCTTAATCTTCCCATTTTCTATAGCAAGCTGATCTTCAGGTGAGAGCGGAGGAGGTGGTGTAGGTGGAGGAGGCGCCTCACCACTTTGTTTAGCATCTTTAGCTGCTTTAGCTTCTTTAACCTCGGGTGGAAGTAGAAACTCAAGCCGCTCTGAAACTTCCTCCGCTCCAGGCCAGTCCATAGCTTTCGCAAACAAATCACCAATAATTGGAGCAGCTTGTGGGTAGTACTGAATGAACTCTGACATAGACTGCCGGGCTTCTGTTCTTTGTGTAGTAAAACTTGGGCCAACAGTAACTACTACATCATATGTACCTACAGATGTGTCATTTAAAATTTGCTTAATTCCAGACTCTTCTACTTCTTGATTTACACCAACAAACTCTTGCTCCCCATTATCCAGACCAAGTCGTATGACTCTTTCTGTATCAAGTAACCCCGGAGCCATATCCACAAGTACTCTACCAAGTTGTTGAATAGACCGGGCTAAATTATCCACAAAAGAAAAAGTACCAACATCACCCTCTTTTTTCCTTTCTATAATAGCCTTTCCAGATCTTTCATTACTTTGCATACCAAGGCTTGCTTTCTGCAACCCAACTGTATCACGCATTTCCTGGTCAGTGGTCTGAATCCTCTCAATCATTGCACTAGAAGCCTGCGGAGGTACTTCTCTCTTAGGCCACCCCGGTGCTTTCTCATCAAAGTTAACCAGCAGATAAGGATAATTCTTTCTCTGTGCTTCGTTCCACTGTGACTCGTGTCCAGATATCTGTTTCGGAGTAACAAGATAAGGAACTTTTGGTTGCAATGTAGCTATTTCAGTGTCTGTAGAGCTCCAATAATTATACATACGCTGAGCATCTTTAGCTTTTCTAATCAAACCCCGTCTTTTAACCTTTCCACCTACGTTTAACTCTTTACCCCAAATAGGAATAATAGGAATATACTTCTTTCCTACCCATTTTTTCTTCTCAAGCACCTCACTACCTGAAACAAGATACCACATAATATCATAAGATTCTATACGTCTTTTCTGACTTACCACATCACCCTCTTCCAGCTTACTCACAACCCTATCATCATCAAGCAAATAAATAACCTGTTTCCGGGGTTCTTTTACAAAGTACTCTACCAGTCTAACAGTATCTTTTGTACACCAACCAGCAACATACTCGTTACTAACTGTATTAAACTCCATTGGTTCTTTATTATATTTTTCTTTATACTCGTCTCTATCCATATCAGAAACAATAATACAATATTTAGCGTCTGAACAATCATACTCAAGGTGTTTACCCCAATAAATAGCTAACGCATTATCCACCTTTTCAATATAAGCATCTTGGTCAAAAGAAGTATCATTTATATATTTAGTCACAACCCGCATAGCCCCGACACCACAAGTAACTGCGTGTTCAAAGCCATGATCTATTGCTATATCCGCTTTCGAAACATGCTGCACATGTTTAATCCAGCCACCAAGAATCCTAGCAACCTCGGGGTCACCTTTAGAATCTACTGGAATAACCTTAATAGACGGCCTATTCATTCGCTGATCACCAACAACCTGATCAATAAATGAGGACATTTTATCAATAGTTAAACAAGGTCTTCCATCAGCCGTACGCATAGCTTTTACTTCTTCAGGCCACTGAGCTCCATCTACACCAACAAAATTAAGATCATCAAGAGCAAGTCGATTATTCTCTTCATCTTCATCAACAGCTTTTGTAAACCTATCTTGGACCTCTTTAAGAATTTTTCTATCCGCTTGTGAGCTCATCATTTTACCTCTTTATGTGTACCAACTATAAGTGGTTTATGTAGTAAATCTTTAACAGCTTTTTCTAATGACTTCGCAGATGTAAGCTTATCATACGCTTTTTTATCTACACCATTGTACTTCCATATAACGTCAGTGTTAAATTTCATAGATAAAACTTTTTTCTTTTCATTATACTTAACTATTTCCATTTTCCCTTAACTCCCCATCCAAGCAGATTCACTACTATGATAATCTCTATACTTTCCAAACTCCGAGTAATAATTTTCTTTATCCTTAGCAAATACTCTTGTACTGTCATTAGAAAAATACTCCGTAATACAAAGTGCATCAGCAATATTCGGACTATCAATTCCCCTAGTCTTTAAATCTTTTTTAGATTCTATAACATACCCACCATGAGCATTAAAACTATATCTAACTGTAGCAAGTTCACTTGCAAGCTGTTGTCCAAGACTCTCCGGCTCCCCACTAACCTTAACATCAGGAAACGAGTATTTCCCAAGTAAACAATTATCTCTAACTCTACACCAAAGCTCATCCCGGAGTTTATGAAACTTTGCAATATTACTTGAAGCCATAGTTACATTTACTTGATAAAGATTCTTCAACTTACGTTTTTCAAGCCAATCAGCAACCCCGGCTCCAACACCAATAGAATCAATCCCAATCCCGTCAGCTTTCAACTCTTGATAAGTCTGGTTAATAAACCCACCAAGATCTATTGTGTTTAACTTTCTAAACGTCTCCCAAGGATCAATTCGTAAGCCTTTTCTCGGTAAAATAATAGAACAATCATCGCCGTATCTAGCTACATCCACACCAAGGTAAAGGGGCTCATCTTCAGCAACTTCAAACTGTTGCCCAATACACTGCTGTGCAGACCAAAGTGGTATAAGCGTGTTTTCATCCTGAAGCGGGGGATTTCCCTCAACCCTAATCCTAAACACATTCGAATCAAGACCATATTTCATAGCAAAGTATTCAGGCATACTTGGATCAACGTTTGTGGAATTTCTTGAATCCCAATGAAACTTTCTCCACTGCTTTTTTATTTCAGCATGAAAATGTGTATCGTAAAAGTAACCAAAGTTCTTAGTCATATTACCAATTAAAAGTACTTTATTATCAGGCTGAGTAATCGCACCCTCTAACGGTATGTAAGTTGGATCAGGAATACCACTCGCTTCATCACAAACTATCAATAAGTGATCGCCATGTAAACCAGCTAAAGTTTCACCCTGCTCTTCTTTTGTAGCTCGAATAGAAGGAGAAATCAGCCGCATCCACCACTCTTTTGGAGCCTCTTTATGCTGAATAGAATCTTTTCTAACTATAAACTCATCAGCTACTATCGATTGCCTAAGCCATTTAGAAATCTCAGAAAGAAATATATCTCTAAGCTGACGGTTAGTCGGTGCAGTTACAACCACTTTCGCATAAGGCCTGGTAACCAGAAACCACAGCACAATCCATGAAGCACTTGCATCTTTACCAACTCCATGACCACTTCGTACAGAAACTCTTTTCTCGTTTGAAATAGCTTGAAGAAGTTCAATTTGCTGAGTCGAAGGGGTAACTTTAATACACTCAACTGCAAATGTAAGAGCACTTTTCTTCCACTCAGTAAGCTTCGCTAAAACCCCTTTATTTATTTCAGTATTCAATTCCATTTATTTTCCACTAAACTTAGCCATTGCACCATCTACCATTTTACCCATATACGGGGCAGCAAAATAAAAACCAAGAATAAGCATAACCGCCCCATTCATCTTCTCCGCATACCCACCAATAATATTTGCAGACTCTATAAGTTTATCTGAATTTGCTACCCAAATAGCTACAACATTTAAAAACATACAAGCAATATACTGAAATAACCAAATAGATACAATGCTTAAAGCAATAAGTCTTCTTGCTAAATTCTGTCCTTTAGTCGCATCCATCCAGTTAACAAGCATTGTTCTAGCTTCCGTAATAGCCTTTGCTTGATCTTCTGCTTTTTCTTCACTGGTATAAACAAGCTTGTCAAGTCCAGACGATACGTTGTTTATTAAAGAAGCTGCTGCTTTATCAGTACCAAAAACCTTTCCTAAAACTGTTCCTATTCCAAACATTACTTACACCCCCAATGTTCAAAGCTAAAATGATTACCATCATCAAAGCGTCCACCCCAACGAGCATCTTCATGAAGCGTTTCCCAATACTCACCAAGTTCACGCCAAGCCGCATGACTACCATCTTTAATAAGTTCACTACCAATAAACAGATTAAAATCATGAGCTAACCGAATTTTATGTACAGAATTCTTCGAAGCATAACTCCGCTTTTCTCCCATCTCACCAAAAACCCTCGGATCACGATACCCGTCACCTTGCGTAAGACCATAACCTTTAGTACTGGCAAATAAAATAAGTCTACCAAGACACGCAGTAAAAACCTGTTGCTTTTCTGAAAGTTTCATTTAAACCCCCCTTAATTTACCGGCCATTCTGTACGTCCAGTTTATCATTCAGCCTAATCACATTAATATTAAGTTCTTGAAGATTCTCAAGTACTTTATCATTAGTAACTTTTTGTTCTTTCCACTGTTCATTATCAATTGATTGTTGAATATGAATTGCTTTTATCATTTCACTTAAAACCTTAT